ATGACGAGCAATAAATTTTTAAAGTTTGAAGTAGTTGATGGCGTACTGAAGCAGACCGTCATGGAGTTCAGCAAAGGCGAAAAACTCCAACAGATGCAAGCGGCAGTAGGTGGCCGCATAGAGGTTGCTAGGTACTTGGAGGCCAAGGGCGAGCCATGGGCTGCTGTAATTGTTAACGAGGAAGGGTTAATGGATGGCTCATTGCGTTGGTACGTACCGATGGATTCATGGCTGTACCAACACTGGCCTGAACACATGTCATACCACAAAACCCCAGTTGCCTTTGGCACTGTTATTATCGTGGGTGATAACGGGAGGGACTTTACTGGGCTAAGTGAGGAGCAAGTACAGCTCTTGTGCCGTTAAACGAAGAGGGGGCATTGCCCCCTCTTATTCAAAATTCAAGGGCAGCTAGTTTGGCGTCTAGGCCCTCTCTTTCTTTTTTCAGCAATGCATTGATAAGACTTTCGTTCAGCTTTCCACCTAGTGACATTGCATGATCTAGCAATTGCTCTAAATCTTGCTCGGTAATCACTACAAGATTGCCTTCTTTGTCCTTTCCGCCTCGATGCACCAAGTGATTTCGCTTCTGTGTTGCTATTTCAATTGCATCTATCGGCCATTCTTTTTGTACTTCAATGTCAAACGTAGCCTTATAGCGTTTAACAACTAGATTCGCACTATGCCAACTAGCGCTAATCAAGTGCTCTTTGATTGCTTTGATCAGCTCTTCTCTTATCTTTTCGATGGACGCACCCTTGAAATGTAAAGCAGCAATCTCTTTGCTTACTTTGAACTCAGTCTTTCCTTTCTCGATGCAATCCGCGATATATGAGTCATCGTTCTCAATAGCGTGGATGAACAACTCAACATAAAGCGTTTCTAAGGCTGTAATGACATTAGTGTACAAAAGACTAAGTAGATGATCTTTCTGCCGCTCGTTTTTATCTTTTGCTAATGCTTTTATGCTGTCTAGATTCTCAACAAACTTAACGAATGGTCTATCAGAAGACGCTATTGCATCGTATAAGTCTTCATCGTACCAATCATCAACGTTATTGGAGTTGCCTGACCATTCGTAACATTGATCTTGGAGCTCATCGGTTAACTCTTCAATGTAGTTCTCTTTTACATACTGGCCGAACATGCTTTGTAGCTCGTCACTTGCTTCATACGGGCCGCCATATATGTACAAGTATCCGCCTTCGCGCCCATTATAAGGGCATGACTCTACTGGATCTTCGAAGTTTTCAAAGAACCAATTGCGCATTACTTCTAGTTGGTTTGCTTTGCTGATGTACTGTAACGATTTTAGAGGGACTTTTTTTCCATCTACATTAAAAACAATGTTCACGATGCTACGCCTCCTTGTATAAAAGTGAACCGTATCATAGCACACAAATCGAGCTTATCGAGGTAATGCTTATTGATGGACGTAGTTGGGATTATGCCTTTAGCGCCTGCAAGAAATGCAAGGAAAGCTTATTATAATAAGGAAACCTTGCATTTCTTGCAGTAACACAAAACAGCAAACAAGCACTCCATTCCTTTCTATTGCACACAAGCAACACAAACGCCTCTCCTTGCGTCTCCGCGCTTTAAGCGCACAGCTATAGCAGTGCACTAACAAGCACGTATAAACGCGCACGGCGCATTACAGCAAGCGACAGCAGCACTTGCGCATTGCATTACTTTTACTGCATCCCCTGAATAATCCTTTTAACTCCCACGTATAAATACAACAAGCAACAACTCCCCATAACAATAACAATAAGGGAACACATGAACAAAAAGAATGCTCGTATCCAAGGAGCAAAGGCCAAGTCATATGACATTAGTACCTTGTTTAGTAATTACGAAGCAGTAAACAAACTAAGTTACCGATCATATCAGTGGCAACCTACCGTAGCAGCATGTAGCAAAATCATCGCTGAAACGATAGGCAAGCTTCCTGCATACCTCTACCAGACTTCCCCTAAAGGCGATGAAATCATTCATCGGCACCAGAGCTTGAATGTTTTGACTCGCTGGCCTAATGATGTTCAAACAATGCAAACATTTCTTGAAATGGTTGGATATCACTTATGCTACGCAGGCAATTTCTACGCCGTCATAACAAGGTTCAATGACGAAATCATTGAGCTCCTTCCTATTGAAAATCCCCACCATGTACAGCCTCAAATTGTAGGCGGAAAGTTAGTATATAAGCTCGTAGTAAATCCCAATCTGCAAAAAACATCGGGCTACAAAACTGAATATAGCAAAGATGAAATTCTGCATATTCGTGCCGCTGGCCCAGATTTAGTAAAAGGCATTGGCTGTGTTGAGCTAGCAAGAAACTCAATTGAACTATCAGCAATCCATGAAAAGCATGCCAGAAGCTTCAGCGAGAAAGCGGGAGTACCTGCTGGTGTAATTACGCCTAAAGATAATGTTACGTACACAGCTGAACAGATGGATGCAATCTTAGACACGCTAGAAGAAACGATAGCGGGCCCTGATGCTAGCGGCTCAATTGCGTTTATCCCAGGTGGCGTAGATTGGAAGTCAGTCAGCCTAAATCACAAAGATGCTCAATTCCTTGAGCAGCGCCAATATAGCCGTTCCGAAATCTGCTCGATCTTCCGTGTACCTGAGCACTTCTTAGATGGTGCCGCGAATGTCAAATACAGCAATTACGGCCAATCAATGTTGAGCTTTTACACTGAGACTATTTCACCTTTCATCAAACGTATCCAAGAAGCTTTTGATCGCCAGCTAGCTCCATTGAATATACGTTTCAAGCTTGACGAGTCCGAGTTGACTAGAGGCGATACAGCTACGCGCCAAACAAACATGATGGCTTTGTATAACGCTGGGATCATCACTTTGAACGAAGCCCGTTTGGATTTGGGTTACACATTAGATGATGATGGCGACCGCTATAAGCTCCAAAACAATAATGAAAACATTGGCACTATTGCTGAGCACTTAGAGAATCAAGCGCAAGAAAGCACGGCTACAAATACCGAAACTGATAATAACAATAACAACGAGGTTGAAGATGACCCAACAAAAGAACCAACTGATCCAGAAAAAGAAAAGCTTCCAGTTCAACGTAACTAAGTTTAACGAAAACGGGGATGGCATTATCGAAGGGTATGCCAATACGTTCAATTTCAAAGATTATGCTGGTGATATCACCATGAAAGGGGCGTTTACTCGATCCCTAAATAAGCATATGAAAGAAGGCTCTGTACCAGCAATGCTATGGCAGCACCAGCAAGATCAAATTATTGGTGTATGGAATGAAGCATTCGAGGATGAAAAGGGCCTACGTGTACGTGGGCAGCTAATCCAAGGCATCCAAAAAGCAGATGAAGCAAAGCTGCTAATTGAAGCTGGCGCAATCAACGGCCTATCTATTGGGTACTTTGAGATTGAAACTCAATGGGACAGCAAACAGAAAGCTAACTTGCTATTGGATGTTGAGCTGTTTGAAGTATCCATTGTAACAAGCCCTTGCAATACACAGAGCCGCATCGATGCTGCTAAATCGCATTTGCTTAATGGTGAAATGCCATCTGAACGCGAAATGGAGAAATGCTTACGCGAGCTTGGACTAAGTCAAAAGCAAGCTAAGTTATTCATGGCATCTGGATTTAAAGCTATTGCTAAAAAACCTGAAGATGAGCCAGAAGATGTAACTGAAGAAGAAGTTGAAGAAACTGAAGAGCAAGATGTAACTGAAACTCCCGAATCTACAGAAGAAACTGCTGAACCCGAAGTTATAAATACAGAAGAGACTACAGAGCCCGATGTAGCCGAAGAAGAGGCCACTGAAGATGAAGACGATGACAAGCGCAAAAAGCCTGACATGAAAAGACTTCAGCTAATACTGGAAATGTTCCAGAAGTAATTACTCTGAATACCTGCTTTCTACTTTTATAAATACAAATGTAAGGCAACTTACTCCCTCCTGCGGGGCATTCACCCCGCTTATTGAATATTCAAACACTCGTCCGAGTGAAATCAATCCAAACCCTTCAAGTAATTTTTCGTTTTTTAATCCAACTGATTAAACGGGATGTTTATTCACCTGAATTAAAGAGCACCACCTTTCTCTATTCCTTTGTTTAACGGGACGTTGAACTCAGAAAGAGCGAAATAACAACAACAATAAAACAGCCTAATGAGGTTAATAAATGGATCACAACGAAATCCTGACCCAGATTTCGGACGCTCAAAATACTTTCATCCAAAAGAACTCCGCTGAAGTTGAGCAACTGAAATCCCAAGTCCAAGACGCGCTGGAAGTTAAATCACAACTCGAAGCCGCATCCACTTCTATCCAATCCCTGAAATCTGAAATCGAGCAACTCCAAAAAGCTCAAGCCAAAGGAATGAATTCTATGTCTACCCAAGAACCTATCGCTACTCTGAAATTCTCTGATTATGTAACTGCAATGGCCAAAGCCGTTAAAGCAGGTGAGTATGGCGATCAAAAATCAATTCTGAACTCCCAAGATCCGGCATTTGGCCTTGTCTTCCTGCCGATGTATTCCAATGAAATCGTAACTCGTCTGAAAGACGTATCACCAATCTTCCAATATGCAGGCATCAAATCTGTTTCTGGCGTTAATGATGAAACTATGATCAAGATCCGCCTGAAAGAAGGTTCTGAGATCCGCACTGCTGTAGATGAATACAAAGATGGTGCTATTACCGTTAATACCGGTACTGGTTCTTTTGGTGATTACAAGCCTACTTGGACTAAGCTCGAATCCAAACTGGAAATCACCCTGGAATTCGCTCAGGATGGCCAAATTGACGTTGCTTCCCTAATCAATGAAGTACCGCAGCTGATCACCGACAAAGCGTCTTATGTTGCTCTGTACGGCGACAAGCACATGAAAGGTCTGTTCTCTATGTTCAGCTCCAATCTGGCTGATGCTGCTCGTCCATATGACGCTTTCCAGTACTTTGAAATCCCGAAAGACTTTGGTAAAGACTTCGATGTTACTGTAAGCACTATCCAAGCCATGATCCGCTCTATGCCTATGGCATATCGCCGCAACAAGGATCTCCCGATTGTACTAGCCGAAGGCACTTTCGATCAGCTGACTCGCTGCCAGAACAAATTTGGCCCGCTGATCACTGAGCTGTACACCAATGGCTATGATGGCCGTATTCTGGGCCGTCCGTGCATCAAAGACCCGTTCATGCCTGAAATGGATCAACCGGATGCAGTAGTTGCAATGTTTGGTGACTTTGCTCGCGCTGTTCAATTCTACGAAATTGAAGGTGTTCACCTTGTACAAGACGCTGCCCAGAACGGCGGTAATACCCACGTTTATGATTGTATGCGTATGGGTCTGCGTATGAATGACAGCTTTGCACTGAAGGCTCTGAAAACCCCTAAAGCTGCTAAGTAATCTCCTTTTATGGGGCCTCAGGGCCCCATATCTTAAACAACAAGGAGGTTAAATGCAGAGTTTTACTAGACCAGTTAGATTACGAATCTTGACCGAGCATATTGAATGTAAAGAGTTTGAAAAGTGCATTTCAGTTGATGACTTAAAAAACCAGACTTTGATTTTGCATGATGGGATGGATGCACACCTTATTCGCTGTTTAGACGCTGCCTTTGCTTATGTAGAGACATCAACAAATAGAAAGCTACGTTTGCACTACATCCAAAATGAAGTGCAGCTTAAAGGCGTTGATACGTACTTGAGCTTGAAGTATGGCAATCCAACTATACAAGCAGTCTCGTATATTGATACTGGCGAACGGTTAACTGAGAACGTTGATTACTACATTGACAAGAATCGCATTATCTTCAAAGCCAATAACGAGCGTAACGTTCAAGTTGAATACACATCTGGTTATGCAACTAAAGGCCAGTTTGAAGTACCAGCTGATTTGAAACACGCCATCTTGCTAATTGCAGCCACGCTTGTACAAGTACGTTCGGATTTGACTTCTGAAAGCCTTAAACGTGCTGCTTTTAGCTCTACTCAGCTTATGTCAGCTTACGTTCTACTAAGCTAAGGAGGCATATGGATTACAGTCGTTATAATACAGGGCTAACCTTTTATGTTTCTGAAGATGCAGTAGACGAAGAGCTTAATTCAAAGCTAGGTGTAGTTTTAAAGGAAGCATTCAAAACAATAGGCTCCGTCACTTATGTAAAGGTGCAAGAATACAGCTTGAATGAACGTGAGTTAAAGCGTGGGACGATAAGGGTACTTTGGCATCCTAAACTATCGAGCTGCACACACGTAAAGGTACAGACGTACTATGAAAATGAAATCTATAAGATTGAGCTTCAACAAGTGCCGTTTGCAGATGGCGAAGTAGAGATAGCGATCATAAAGGAGCAGTAACATGGCCTCTATGACAGCAACCTACCAAACAACAGGCGGGCCAGAATTGAGCCAGGCATTGACTGATTTAGGCACTGTATTAGGCACTAAGGCAGCAAGAGCAGGCATAAAGAAGGCGATGAAGATAGTACAGGATGAAGTCATAAGTTCAGCTCCTGTAAATACAGTAGTGATAAACGGCGTTCACTTAAAAGACAATATCAAAATAAAAGTCTCTAAGCGAACAAAGAAGATGCAGAAAAAGGGCGTAGATACGTTCTTAACGTGCTCTGTTTATACGACTAAAGCTGTAGGCGCTTATGCGTGTGCAGTTGAGTTTGGCCGTAATGAATACAGCACTATGCGAAATCACTTCTACGGTACACCAGTATCCCCCTATGAAGTCCATGTTGGTGCGGTTCAACCAAACCCATTCATGCGCACTGCCCTCTACAATAATGCCCCTCAAGTAGCTCAAACCTTTATCGATGAAACTTTCAACGAGATTCAAAAGATGGCAGCTAAAGCAAATAGAAAATCTAAGCAAGCGAAACCACAGACGTTCCCATAACATAAGGATACCTTATGCTTGAAGCAGCAATAATTAAAACAATAAAGTCTGCTTTGAAAATAGATGCACACATCGGCTTTAAGCCAGAATCAAGTACAGCTTTACCTGCTGTTGTGTGCATCACCCTTTCAAATAAGTCAGATCCCTTTACCGTTCAAGGTACAAATACCCGAAGAAGCTCAGTTATATCTTTTAAGGTTCTGGGCACTACTGTCCCAGAAGTCATGCAACTCCAATATCAGCTCATAAGGTTATTCGAAGATAGTACTGTTAAAACAGAAAAGGGATATGACTTCACTTATGACATGGTTACTTCGGTTGTTGGTACTAACAACGCTTTCACATCAATGGACTTAACTTGCACCGTTGATGTACATGTCAAATACCTTGAAACCAAAACATTACAATAATAAAAATAAGGAGGCCATATGGCCGTTACTACTACCGCGAAGAAATCCACTGTTTCAACTGAAGGGACTTCCATTTTTATCAACTTCGCTGCTGGTAAAACAGATGCAGAGATTACCACTCTAATCCCGAATACTACTGAAATTGGCGGCTACACTACTACTCGTGAAGTTAAGTCTAAAACTACTACTACCGGCGTTGAAATGAATGCTGTTGGTACTCTGAAGTATGGTGATCGTGAAGTTAAGTTCCTGTTGGGTGATGACAATCGCGCCATTTATACCCAGCTACGTGCTGCAATGAATGATAAAGACAAGTGCACTATTTCCGCTAAGTTCATCGAAGCCGGATATGGCGACATTACTTTTGGCGATCACATCATCACTGAAGTAAACACCCCAAATGCTGGCGGTGAAGGCGAAATGGTTGAAGTTACTTTGAAGCTGAAACCAGCTGGCGCCATTCAAGCCACTTTTAAATAAGAGTTTCCTCGCGATGAGGGTGAGGCTTAGCTAGCTTCATCCTCAATTTTTAAATGCGATTGAAAGGATTCCTTAGTGCAATAAATGCACAGTCGTCAACTTTATATAAAGTTGCGATCTGTATAGAAAATTAGCACGACTCGGTTTAAAGCCAATGATTAAAGCAATAAGACACTAATAATAAAAACAAACGAGGAATGAAAATGGATTTTAAATTTGAAACTATGTATGACCTGCTGCCGGATCTTATCGAATTCAATTATAAAGGGCATACATTTTACTGCCGCGAATTGAGCGCGGACGATTACAAAGCTTATGCAACTCGCTCTATCAAAGCGTCACAATCTAAAAGCTCCGATGAACTGAAGAATGCGCTTACTGATATGACCACTATTGCGCTGAAAGGTGGGCTTGTTAATGCTGATCGCACCCCTGTTTTCAAGAATGATAAACAAGTGCGTGAATTCACTTCCTTGTTTGGTGCTGCTCTAGTCAAGCAACTCGAAGACATTATTACTGAAGACCGTTCTGTACTAGAAAAAAAAAGCTCTGGAGAGCAATCTTTGACCGAGGCGAACTCTACCAGCGAATGAAGGTAATGCGGTTCATGGGGTTCAACTTCGATTCCATGCGTGAACTAAGCCAGCTCGAATATGAAGCTTGTCTTGCGTTAATGGAGCTTGAGCCTATGGATCCGAATTTGCACGGCTTGATATTGCAGAATACAGCCTGTTCTGTACATGTAGGCGGAGGCAAGCTGCATGACAAATTCTATGACAATTATAATAGAAGCTTCACCGTTCCTGATTTTCTGTTAACTGATGAAGAGAGACACGCCAAGATTAAGCGTAAAGCTGATGCACGGCGCGAAGAGCTTCGCCAAATGGCTGGCGTTATTATTGTTGAAGATACACAAGATGAACTAACCCCTGAACCTAAAAAAAGAACGCGCAAAAACAAGAAGGGGCTATAAGCCCCTTTTTTTATAAGAACAAGAAGGAAGTTAAACTTCCCAATATAAGGAAATAACATGGCCGTATATACCGCAGGTACGCTTGCCGTTAATTTGCTTGCTAACTCAGCTCAGTTTGTTGCTCAGATGGGCCAAGCAGGTAAATCAGCGCTCCATAACAGTGCCTTGATTTCAAAAGCAGGCAAAGCAATCGTTACCACATTCAAAGTGACTGGCACTGTAGTTAAACACTTAGCAGCTGGCATCATCGATGACTTCAAATCAATTGGCAATGCAGCTAAAGACATGGCTAAGGCTCTCATTACACCCAGCAACTACCTTAAAGGGCTTGCCGCTGGCGCTGCTGCTATAGGGCTCTATACCGTTGCAATCGCACACCAACGCCTTGAAATGCAGAGAATGGGCGACCAGTACGGGCTAACAGTGAAAGAGGCAAGCGCCTACCACATGCTAGCTACCAGGATGGGCGTTGAGGCTGAGCAGATGATGGATGCACGCTTGCAGCTCATTGTGAAACTACAAGACAAGATTGAAGCTGGATCAGCAGGCTCTAAAGACCGTATGAAGTCCTTCTTGCAAGATACCTATTCCAGTTTGAATGATGCTACTAAACAAGGCGCATTCGATATGGTTTATTCCATGCATGACGCTTTCAACAAAGCCACTAAAGAGCAAGGTGCAGCTTTAGCAGCTGACTTAGCTGATGACATGTCTGATGCTGGTAAATTGTGGCAGTCCATTGCGAAGCTCAGCAAAGACGAAATTAACAAGATCTTTGCTCAAGGTGTAGCAATAGCGGTAGATATGAGCCCAGTTCAAGAAGCTACCGGCAAATTCATGAACTTAAAAAACATTATAGACAGCACAATAATGGGCATCCTGTCTAAGTTTGCACCTCTGTTTTCTATGATGTGCGATGACTGGACTAAAAAGTTAATTGATACTTTTACAGGTAATGGCAAAGACTCTTTGGATCATGGCTTTAACCAGTACGTAAAAGACCAAGCGAATGCGATCTTTCAGTTTGTAAAAGAAACCGTAACTGGCATGGCTAAATTCTTGGATGACTTGAATTTCATGATGGACACTATGAAAGTCGCCATGAATAAAAGCGTAATAATGTCTAATGCATTGGGCATGTTTGGTGTTGATAGACTTACTATCAGCACTGGCAACTTAAACAAGGATGACAAAAAAACTGTTGATCAATACCACACCACAAATAAAGAGCTAACAAAAGCCAATGCGCAAAAGGATTATTTGGATGCTAACCGAAACGCTATAGTCAATGACTATAAAAAGAGCGGCATGGATAATTTAAGTGCGTGGGATAAGTTTTACGGCGAACAGAAAGCAGCTGCTGAACATGCGAACAAACTATCTGAGAGTTTAGATAAGTTAGGCAAGCAAGTAGATATCATCGAAGCTAAACAAATAGCCAAAGGCGATTACCACAGCAATGAAAAAGCCGTAGATGGGGTATTTGAGAAGGCTGGAAAAGTACTCAATGAATCTTTGAATAAACCGCTTGCAAGTGGTGGAGCAAATAATAAGCCGAATGGTAAAAAGAACTTTGCTAAGGATGTTGGGGATGAAGCTGACGCTGATGCAGCTAAAAAGGTATCGGATGCAAACTCAAAAGCTTGGGATGCGTATCTTGAGAAGAAGAAAGACTTTGATAAGAAACTACAAGAGCTAAACAAAAAGTTTAGTTTTGATGAAAGATCTGAATGGCAGCGTAAAACAGCAGATGAAAAGCAAGAGCTTGAAGATGCGTTTCATGACATGCAGCAAATTCGAGTTGATTACTTCACTGATGCCCTTAAAAACGCCAAAGTTGGATCCGCTGAATATCTGAAGATCCGCGAGGATATGCTTAAAGCTGAAAAGGCTCTTCAACTCTCGCACGACATAGCAATGGAAGAGCTTCAAAAACAGCAAGAAATGCGCAGGCTTGAAAGTGCTAACCGCACAATGAAAGAGATAAACGATAAACACGCTGAAGTAATGCGCGGCTTAGGCAAGGATGGCGCACGTTCAATTCAAGGTGGTGCTGTTGGTGCCAATAACAAGCAGCTTGATGAACATGAGCGCATGAAAAACGAGTGGGACAAGCGCATAGAAGACGAGCGCCAGCGTGGTGAGCTCAGCAATGACCAGATGAAGCAGCTTGAAGCACAGCGCGAGGAAGAGCTTAACGCGCACTTGGAGCGCATGAAGGCCCTTAGAGACGCTTACGGCGACACTGTAGTGGATGAAGCTTTCAGGATAGGTACTGCTGTTTTAGACGGTGATATGGAGTCTTACGGTGAGCGTGAGTCTGTGCTGAAGGGTTATAGCAATAACGACCTGGAACGCGCAGGACAGGACCGAGACGCACAGCTCAAGATGTCTAAGGAGCTAGGCGGGCAGTTGATGGAGCAAGCTGCTACACGCTCAAAGAAAGCGTTTGAGCTTAACAAGAAGATGAAGATAGCCGAAGCGGTGATGAACACCTTCGCCGCTGTAAACGCGACAATGGCTGTATGGCCTTTCCCGATGAACATGGTCTTTGGTGGTATGGCGCTTGCGCAAGGCTTGATGAACGTTGCCATGATCAAACAACAGAAATGGCAGGGCCAAGCACACGATGGTATCGACTATGTACCCAACGAGGGTACTTGGAACTTGGCTAAAGGCGAGCGCGTAATGGGCTCCGCTTTGAACAAGGACATGACGGACTTCTTAGCAGCTAATAAGGACGGCAATTTCAGTTCAGGCTCTTCTGTTCAAGTGCATGTCTCAAACGTTACTCAAGGCAACGTAATCGCGAATGACGAGTACGAAGCTGATCTTGTAAGTCGTAACATCGATGCCATTACTAGAGGCGTTCAAAGTGCTTTGAATGATCGTGGTATTAGATTGGCGTAACTTCTGATTTAACTATTGATCTCAAAGTGTAAATAACAAATACAAACGCAGGGGCAATTAATGCCCCTTTTAATAACTATAAGAAGGAAGTTAAACTTCCCAAACAGAAGGAACGAAGTATGTTCGATTTTTTAGCTAAATTATCATATTCGGAGCTTGCTATTATGCTGCCATCAATTGCGGCAGCTTGCTATGGCACATATAAAGCCATGAAGTCTGATGTAACTAAACTGCAAGATCGCGTCACCCAAATGGAGCAAGATAGAGCAGTAGATAACGCTCGCTCAACTAGTAAACTTGAGGCGCATGATGATGAATTAGCCGAACTTCGGAGTGATCGGGATAAGATGGTTACTAGAATGGAAACTATGTTTACTGAATTACGTGCTGATATTAAGCTACTACTACAACGGAAGTAATACCGTAACCGCGTACATGACTACGCTAAGGTAATTACTCCTTGCTCACTTTTGAGGATTTTTCATTACGCGTAATTATCTCGGAATGTCAACCGCAACAATAACAACCTAATATTTTAAATGAGGGTGCTCCTATCTAAGTTGCATCCTCATCTTTTATCTAGGCTATAGAGTCAAGTTTCATATTACATTTCTACCATCTAATATCGCGGAAGTTATAACGAATATAGTTGACTAATTCTGTATGGCTATAAATGAATGATTGCACTAAAGGAGTGATTTTATCCTCTATAAGGCCAATCTGCTCACTGGTGAGGAATCGTTTATTCATTACAATAAATCGACCATTGTCATCGCCTACATAGATATTGAAACAATTTAAATCACCAGAAGACTTACCAAAGGGATAAAATTTATTTCCACTTATATTGCTGTTCATGAAACAATCTAATTCATCGGTGGAAAATATAAAGTTATCCCATAAGCGTGTTAGCTCTTTGTCCCAAAATGGATATGAGTGTGGATTATCTTTTTGAAAATTTTCAAAATATTCGATGACCTCAAACTCCATTGACAATTTATAAGGCAAATTCATTGCCATCCCTCTGAGGGATAAAAATGGAATGTAATTAAACAGAAGATTCAATGAACGTAGGTCCTCCTCATATTCGCTGGTTCTATTCAACCGCCTCGCAATATCTGCTTCATGTTGCTCTTTAATGGATTTTAAATATTCAGTAGGAAAATCAGATGGTCGGGAGTCTACTTTTTTATGATCAATGGAGCACAGCAGTATCAGATTGTCATAGCTATTATCCTGAACTCTATTTATATCACCCCTTGGTCCAGTTGGGCTTTTTGCAATTATATGGGCCATTTCTCCAATGACGACCTCATCTTCTATTACATTTCTTTTACAGATATTGCATTGTCCAGCAGAGAGGCTAAATAACTTTTTGAGATCTATCTGATTAATCGACACTTACATTTCCCTTTTTATGGAAGATATCAATACTTGCATGGTAGGCTGGTAACACCTCGAATTCACAGTCCCTATTCAAGCGATTTTTGTGCGTGAGGTCAACATAATCCCACTGACCACCTTGTTTTAACTACCCCCCAAAATTCCTGTTGAAACTCACAGTGCTCATGGGAGTTAAGTATCGCAGAAAATTTTAACTTACATGCAGAGTTATCATAAGCAAAAGGGACATCTATAACCTTTAGGTGAAACTCAAGTACATTTCCATTAAGTATACTATCAATTAGTGAAGAGGAACTAATTTCACAATCAAATATATGGTTCCCGAATACATCAGATAATATTTCCCAACGAACCTGTTCTAATGCACTGGAAGGAAATTCCCAAAAATTTTCAAAATTGACCATTGGATTGAAATGAAGATTCATTCGTTTTTTTCTGTTTTCATGAGCGAAAACTGTTGCCGTACTAATATGAACAACCATTTTTCCTCTTTAGCGGATTACGCTGCGATATAGAGTTATGCTGTTTTTATCAATCCATTTAATAATCCTATCATAAATACATTTATAACTTCAACGTTAAATTCAAGGGTGATAACAGAGGTTTTCTAATAAATACTGAGCCGAAAACATAAGGAAAGACCAATGACAAACATTGAGCGCAACGATATAAATTCAAATGAAAAACCAAACCCAGATTTAAATTCAGTAAGCACCCAGATTTTGGCTGACATGCAAAGCAGGATTCAGAAAAAAGCTAAGAGGGGTCCAGCAAAAAAGCTCGACTCGGATTCTATAAAAGCAGCCGTTGAACTCTATAACTCCGGTGAGTATAGCCTTAAAGCTGTTGGTGATTACTTTGGTGTTTCGCTTGAGACAATCAGAACTTATGTCCGCGAACATAAGGATAAACAGCAGAGGGATTGAATGACTAGTATTACCACACCACGTTTCATTGAAAGAGTAAAAGCTAACGAAGGAACTAAAGAACACCAAGCTAAAGTAGGCTCATATCGAAATGGCTTGTTCCAGATCTATAAATGCAGCTTGGGCTTTGACACTATCGGTTACGGCCACTTGTGTAGCCCAGCAGAAGTTAAAGCGTATAAAAGCGGGATAACTGAGCTAAAAGCTATGATGCTATTCAGCTTGGACCTAGCTAAAGCAGAGCAACAAGCACGAAAACTATTTTCTATGAATTTGTACCCAGTAGGGGTGCAAGAAGTTCTAGTCGAAATGGTGTTTCAGCTGGGCTCTGGTACTACAAGTAAGTTTAAAAAGTTCAAACTTGCACTTGAGGCCATGGACTACAGCAAAGCAGCTCAAGAGCTGAAGGATAGTGCTTGGTACAAGCAAACACCGAGTCGAGTAAAGGGACACATGTCTGTACTTGAGGCTCATGCTAAAAAGCAATAGTGCGTCCTTTTTTGCTCTGCAAGAAATGCAAGGTTTCCTTATTATAATAAGCTTTCCTTGCATTTCTTGCAGCAAGTAACAACAACAATAAGAGCAGAAAATGCCATCCACTACAAACAACCAAGAATTCTACAACTCCAAGCAATGGGTCAAACTACGCAATGCCTACATGGCAAAGCACGTCCTTTGCTCGCACTGCAAGTCCAACGGCATGATCACTCCCTCAGTGATATGTGACCACATCGAAGAAATAGATGACAACTGGGATAGGCGTTTAGACAAGACGAACTTACAAGCCCTATGCATCCCCTGCCATAACACCAAGACAGCCCAAGCAGCCAAGAAGCGAAGATCCGCAGGCACTCTAAGCCCCAGCGACATGATCAAGTGGATACTAAACAATCGCTAAGCTGATCCCTCTATTAACCCCCGTGCATTCCTCCGAAAAACAAAAGCAACATAAAAGCAGCACTTTTAAGCCATTTTACTGCACTTATTACGTGGCTTTTTAATGAAAACCAGCTTGTTTCTTGCTGCTTTTTGCTGTGTTTGTTTTTGCTGTGCCAATACACGGAGCTTTTTATTTTTATCTAAAGGAGCACAAATGCGCTTTATCAACATCGAACACATACATGGCCTAGCAGTTGAATACAAAGGTGAGCCCATCCTGATTACTGTAAACGCACAGGATCCTAACAATATCATTTTCAATATGCGCCATGCAGTAACAGACAAACATGTAACTCGAAAAGCAGTAAGCGAAATCCTGCTTGGCTTAATGCTGAGGCGAGACGATGAATAACTCCACTACTTACTTTAAACAGCCCAAGCTAGAGCAGATAACAAGCCTGAACTATAAAGTGCTAGAGCCATATACAGTACAAACAAGCTTAATGGCGGTGACAGTCCCTTCTGGCTTCGTTACGGACTTAGCCTCAGTACCTCGCGCACTGTGGAGCATCTTTTCTCCGTTCGGTCTGTATACAGGCGCTAGCGTAGTGCATGACTACATCTATCGCACTAGCACCATTGAATGCACTAAAAACGTAGCTGACATGATCTTCAAAGAGCTCATGCAGCAAGCCAACGTGCCTAACGTGACTATAGAAAGCATGTTTCTGGCTGTGCAAGCATTTGGCCGGAGCTCGTTTAAGCCTAGAAAGTGGAGTCACTTATAAGTACTCCTGAAACAAACCTTGAGAATTAGGCATAAATACAATTGTTATAATAAAGCACGAGCAAAAAAGTGAAGGAACATGATGAGCATTGAAATGATTGAACTGAATTTAGAAATGATGAAGCTTGAATGGTATCAAGCACAACGCAAAAAACAAGCAACAATAGAGCTTCAGCTTGCCCTCTTGCAAGCTAAACGAAATTATGAGGAATAATATGATTACAAACATGAAGAACAAAGGCTCAAACGTACTGACAGATAAAGCAGCAGAACTCCAAAAACTATTTGAGATTGAGCGTGATGAAAAGATTAAACGCGCTATTGAAGAATACAACAAAGATAATGGCATGTTTGATGATTTAGTTGCTGCAACATTCAAGACTGAAGATGAAAATCTTCTTGACCAACGCATACAGCTATCCACTGTATTAGTAGATGCAATGCTTCAAGTTCGGGCAGCCAAGTATGGAGAGTAAAATATATGATTTGCCTCTTGAGCCTTGGGTACAAGAAGCCGCAGAGCAGAATGCTAAAGTATTCGATGAGCTGTGCGAGAACAACGCGCAGTTAGATGAAGAGGATAAGTGATGGTAGCTAGCATGGTTTTATTTGCCATGGCGATTGCCATTACTAATTTCTTTGTATACAAAATTACAAAAGCTAATACAAAGAGGGAATGCTCCATGAAGATTTCTCGCCATTCTATAGAATGCAGCACAATGATGATGGAGAACTCAAAGCAATACCAAAATGCCTTCGATAAGTTGAAAGACTGCGCTTTAAAAAACATTGAGTTAGAAAGTAAGCGAGCAGATATGTGGCATGAACAATGGGAGCTGAGCACGTTACAGTACAGCTTGGCTTCTAGAGGTGTTTCGTGCGCACTAGAGGTAATAACACAAGTGAACAGGCTACAGATGGAGCGAGAGCAAAAAATAGAACTACTCTGTGGCATTTATAACGACCCTACAGGCTTAACGGCTGAAATGTACGGCATCAACTTAGAGAAAAATAAATGAATATCTGGAGCTCAATAAAGAAATTCTTCACCAAAGTAGTCCGAGACGAAGCCTTCCAAAGAACCATTAATGGTCCGCTAAAAGAGGCCACCAATAAAGTGGTCGAAGCTGCTGAACAAGCTGCTGTGGACTACGTGAAAGACAAAGCAATCGAAGAAGTACAGCGCCTAAAACGCTGATATAAAAATCCTTGCGACAGTATCAGACATTTCCGTATAGCCGTAACAATTGAGTCTATGGCAGAATAACCATTTTGCTTAAATGGATACTGCCATGACGCCTGAACAGATGCTTCGATATGGTAAAGGACTAGGGCTTTGGCGTGAGCCAATACCGCAAGAAGCGTGTAAGCCTGTTCCGGTCTTCGCCCATGCACCACCTGCTAAACAGTCCAAGCCAAAGCGCGAAACCGCCGATACCACAAGCGCCACTGAGGTGCATGTGCCTATACGTGTGTACCAATCCAGTACGCGCCCTGGTAAGAACGCCGACGGCAGCACAGCCGAAGATATGCTCTTTGGCGAGTACACAGCTGATCAGATACGCGCCATTGAGACAGTAGGCGGCACCCGTGCCTTTCAAGGTGAGGACATGAGCCCTAACGGGGCTAAAGAGCATTTCGACACATGGCGGCGTGTAGCTGGACGGTATTTCAGTTCAGGCGATCTCAAGATGGTTGTCCTAGCCATGATCGGCCAAGCGCAAGCAAACACAGGCGGTGAGTTCAGGCACCCTGCCCTAACCAAAGCTGTACGTGGCCATCCAAAGACACAAGCGTTTGTGAAGAACATCTTGGATGGCGTGAACGCCAAGATCAAAGCAGAGCAAGGCGATATCAATAAGCTCACGTTGGAAGATTGGCACGGCAGCTACTCAAACAAGCCTAAGCTACCCGCATTCAACAAGCGCTTGGGCTTTGACAGTGACTTGATGGGCGGCCTGACAATGGCAGTGAATGGCGTGTGGGCAGGCGATGCCACCATCACCAAGTTCGAAAGAGCAGGCAATCATTACCGCGCCAATGTGCAAGTAACGTTCTATGACCACTTCGGGCTAGACCTGCCAGACGTTGGGCCTGACCCCACAAATGGGCTTATCAAAGAGTACAGCTTGCTATCTGTTTTCCGTTCGTGGTTTATTGTCCAGCATTTGGACATTTACGCTTATAAGCCCTTTATAACCGTGATGGAAATGAACTACCCGATACAGGGAGAGTGGTAATGCGCTTTATAGTGTTTCTTTTAATCAACCACTTCATTGTGCTTTACATTACGTTGAAGCATAACGAGGGCGAGCTATCCATTGTTCTAATGCTGTATTACTTCCTTTATATCGGTTCGAACATCATAACGGAGATTGTGTTCATCAAGCAACGCAAGTACCTGTACAGTGTCTTGAACGCTCTTGCTTTTGCGGCGATATACTTCCTTGCATAAGGATCCATCGATGATGCACCATCATCGATGGATAAAGCCTGATATCAATAAAGAACAACATATATCTCATAACCAATTTAATTAACCTTCAAAAAAGTGAACCTCTGTGGATATTAGTATTGCTTAGTGGTACATTGCACGAATGTGGCCACGAAACAAGGATGCTTATGAGCTTACAAGATATGAGAGTGGAGGATCTAGCAGACCTGCATTACGCACTAATAACAAGCCCTATACTGAATGTGACGGCAACAACCGTCACATTCAGAGTGGCGTGGGGCCTTGGTAACGCTACATACTTACTTCAAGCTACAGCTATTGGAATTCAAGATGTCAATGACTCGATATCTCAAGTAATTTACGCGGCTAAAAGACTCTCAGCCAATGAAAGACTTACATTCTCGATACTTACTGGCGTCCAGGTATAATTTTTTTAGATGGAGGTACTGATGGATTTTAATACTATAAGTAATAATTCAATGCTATTAATAACTGCTGGTGCTAGTGTAGTTAGCTCATTACTTGGGGCAGTAATTGGTGGTCGAATGACAAGAAACGCGACAATGGAAGCAACACGAATCGCCAGCGATAATCAGCAGGCAATGATTCAGCAAGCTAACGAAGACGTGCTTGTTGGTTTCATATGGTCAATACATGATGAAATCGAAAGCATATACAACAGGTATAACAATACCGTTGGCACTATGCTTCGTTCTGTTCCTACTGGTGAGGCTTTGCCTGTTAAATATAGAACAGAGTATGATTATTTTCCTGTATACCACAGCAACAGCGCTCTAGTCGGAAAAGTAAAGAATCATGAACTTAGGTCTAGTATTATAAATGTCTACACGATTGCTAAAGGCATGTTAGATTCATACTCCATCTATTGGGATTTGATGACAGAACATGATGATGCCATTAAGAAACAGATTAATGAAGACACTCCAATAAATGCTTTTTATTCTCAAAATCTAGCTAAACAATTAATAGATTATACACTGGAACTTAAACATATTGATGCAGAGCTATGTGCATGCATTACGGCCCTGCTCACTAACATTAAATCATCTTACAATAGGTAATGCTTTTTGGGTGTGACTAGTCACATCCAAAAAAACGATTAGCAGAAAAAATAAAGTAATATCTTTATGATGGCAACTTCACAAAATAATGACGTCCTTATAACCTATTGCCTGTTAATGTACTCATTATGTGATTTTGTAGCTTGAGCCATAAACTCAAGTGCATATGTAATCGATAAACAATTGTCTTAAAAGGAATAGTCTTCATCTTCTCTGCATTGCTCTTGCTGTTCATATGGTTCAGCGTCTGCGTATATGGAGAGTGCAGCAAGTTAGTAAGCAATACCTTTATCTCAAGCTCTATCTCCATATCAAAACGCAACATCTTCTCTATGCTATGCTGTTCACTAGTGTTTACCTTAGTAAGATATTCAAGCCATGTTGTACTGATTTGGTTTGGGACTTCATCAAGCATATTAATGTCTTTAGTTGCTTGGACTAATAACGATTGCCCTTTCTTAGAGCCATATGTTTCAAACGCTGTTAGCGCATCTATATGCTCACCTTGCAGTACTAAGTCACCTAATAAATCTGCATATTCGTGAGCTACATCTATAAGCTCTGTTTGCATTACTGCGAAATAGATAGCCTGTAACTTCTTGTACTCTGGATACACGCTTGTGAGCACGTAGAAGATGTAACCTGCTACATACGCCAGCAACAAGTCCACCCCTGCCGATGCAAGCGCTGCCGCACCATTGAATGGCTCCAGCATGTGGTCCCACACAAGCGCATTGATCGCAACGATGACAACGCACAGGACAACCGACACAGTAAGCCAGGTAGACGTTAAGCTGAACACACCTCTTACAGTGCGCCGCATCGTGTAGAAAAGCATAGAGACACTCCTAGGTTGCGGTGATGGTATCACGCTGCTTGGATTGGCACATAGAGGTAAGGGGCGTACCTCAGAAATAATTCGCGGGGCAGCTAAAAGAGCGAACGCGCAGTCGTTTCTATAGCAAACCAATTTTTGAATTTCATTTCCCCATTTGCACTTGCTGCTTAAATATTGTGCTCCTATTAAAGGGCATGTCCTTTTTGCTCTGCAAGAAATGCAAGGTTTCCTTATTATAATAAGCTTTCCTTGCATTTCTTGCAGCAGCTAATAACAAGGCGAGTATTCGCCACATCACTCCAAACAATAACAATAATAATGGAGGCGTCATGACGCAAAAAAGAGCTAGAGTCCAACTAGCCATCAAACACAAAGATGTCACTTTATATACTGACCTGCTTGTTAAAGCACTAGAAGCAAATGGCATTGATCCTACCCTCTACCTGCTAGCCATTGCATTCCAAGCTGAACGTTTCGCTACATACAAGCGAGCTCATATTGAGCTAATGACTGATGGCGACATGATCACCCAACCGGGCGATAAAGGTCAGCCTCGTAAGATTCAAAGCCCACTTGTTCATGTTCGTGATCGAGCATTTAAAGACTTGCAAGATGGCCTTAAAGAGTTCGGCCTTACCCCTAAATCCAAATCTGCTATCCAAGCTGAATCGCCTAGTGCCAATGAAGCACGGATGGATCTAATAAAGGCACTTACTCAGCTCCCTACATTAGACGGGGGCGAATATGATCTGTAATACAAACAAAACAAACCGGACTCGCTTAACCTACGAGCAGTGGAACCAAGTTGATTACAAAGAGCTAGCTTTAGACCCTTCAAAGTTCAGCATGTACGGCGTTAACTTTGATGCTTACAACTTTGACTTAGCTGAAGACGAGCAAGACCCTAGATGGGTTCATCAGTACTGTTATGAAGCACTGACTAAGTATAAAGATGAAACGTGCTTGAACGTGAAGCTTGCTTGTGTGCGCCACATCATTGATATGCAGCGTGCAAAAACAGATGGCTCCAAATACACCTACAGCCCAATGCACGCTTTTAAAGCAATTGATTTCTACAAGTTCCTTTCTCACGTTAAAGCAACTAGCGGCACGTTTAAGCTTTTGCCTTGGCAGCAATTCATTGTGGGTTCCATTTTCGGATGGGTGCAAAAGACCCCAGTGCAAGGCAAGTACCTGAGACGCTTCCGTGACGCTAACGTGTTCGTATCCCGTAAGAACGGTAAGAGTACCTTAGCCTGTGGTATTGCTCTCTATATGCTGCTAGCAGACGGTGAGGTGGGTGCGGATGTGTTCACCACTGGCCCATCAGGCAAGCAAGCCAGGATCGTATTCGAAGACGCTAAGCAGATGCTCAAGAAGAGTGTCTTAGGCAAGTCCCTCGATCTCAAAATGAATAACGATGCCATCATCTGCGAGTCGCTGAATGCTAGGTTTGAGCCCAAGAACTCCATCGCGGATAACTTGGACGGTTTGAATAGCCATTTCGCCTGCGTCGATGAAGTGCACTCATTCAAAAATGCCGATGTTTATAACGTAATGAAGACAAGTATCGGCTCGCGATTAAATCCTCTCTTCTTTGTTATTTCTACAGCAGGCACAAACTTAGGTTGTATCGGTCATGAAGTCTTTATGGACTGCGAAAAGATACTAACTCAAGTAGCTAAGCCTGAGAGTTATGAAAGTACTTTCTGTGCTCTTTATACAATAGACAAAGGAGATAACTGGCTACACGAAACAGTCTGGCGCAAAGCTAACCCAAGCTTGCGGTCTGGTGCTCGTAAGATTGATGATTTGATTGAGCTAAGTAATACCTGCTTGCTACGTCCAAGCCAACAAGCCAACTTCTTCACGAAGTACTTGAATGTGTTTGTGCAAGGCTCCGATAAATGGCTATCTGCTCAGACCATAAAAGACTCAGCTGATTTCAAGCTGAAGATAGAAGACTACTTCAATACTAAAACAGATTGTTATATCGGTGTGGATATTGGTTTGAACTCGGATTTGAGTGCAATCTCTTATGTATTCCATGAAGGCAATACTTATCGCGTATTCACCAAGGCATTATTTCCACGTGAGGCACTAAGCGAACAAAGCATCAATAACCAGCAGGATTACATTAGATGGAGTAACGCTAAAGATGGAAGCTTTGAATTTACTGATGGCAGTACTTGTGATTTTGACGTGCTTTATGATGAGTTAAAGGATGCTTGTCGTTTGTTCAATGTAAAAACCATCGAAATGGATCCATGGAATGCTAACCAGCTCCATAGAGACCTAGCTAAGGTTGGCCTGCCTGCTAACCTGCGGCCACAAAGCAAAAGCAACTTGAACGAGCCTACTAAGTTCTTTGAACGCTTGATCATTGAAGGACAGCTAAAGCATAACGGCTCTGGTGTTATGGAGTGGTGCTTGCGCAATGCTTGTATCCAAGTAGACCGGAATGATTGTGTGTCCGTTGAGAAGGACAGTAAAGGATCTGAGTACAAGATTGACTGTGTAAAAGCGGCTATTACTGCTCTTGCTGGCTATGTGCATCGCGAAGATCAAAAAGTAAGTACTTGGGATACATTCAAACCAAGAGCTTTAGGTAAGAAGAAGCAATAACCACATGGGCTTGCTCTGTTGAGTTACTGCAAGAAATGCAAGGAAAGCTTATTATAATAAGGAAACCTTGCATTTCTTGCAGAGCAAAAGCAGCACTCGAAATGACATTAGCGCCATTTAGGCGCTTTTTTGTTGGCTCTATATAAATACTTGAAATAATTGTTGAGGTATTACTTGAAGATTTCATAAATAAAAGAGGCAGACAAAAGGAGATTTATATGTCAGATATCAAAACAGTCAAACTTTCCGTTCCAGTTATCCACGCAATGCAAGACCTGAAGTGCATGATGCTTGTTTGTACTAGGTCATGGCGAAGCTTACGTGGGTGTATAGGCGATGAGCGCATGATCCCAACCAACAAAACAAGTGAAGTGTTCACGCTACTACGCAGGCACAATATCGATTTGAAATGCGATCTTTATGCCATATACGATCCATTAGCTGACGTATCTGTAAGCTTACTGTTAGAGCACACTGGCACTGTAGCTGTCATGATATTAGGTAAAACAAAAAAAGATAGTCACTGCTATTTGAACTACAGCAATTTAGCTGGGTACTTTCCTGAAGAGATCATCCAGCATAAAGGCGAAAGCTTAATGGTAGTGTATGTGACAGCAGATTACCCTGAAGATCAACGTATCTTAGTAGCAGACTTGCCAGCATTTCTAACTGAAGAATACAGCTCAGTAGATAAACGCAGACGGAGAGTTAATAAGTTTTTGCGCCAAGTATCGTATGAGCTAGAGCAAGCCCACGATGAAATAGAACCATACAAAGCGCCGGAAGGTATGACACTGTTCGGTAATTACTCACAAATAAAGTACCTCAAAACGAAAAGAGGATCTTAAACACTTCTAAATGAAGTTGTTATAGTAGGCAAGGAGAACAACAATAAAATGCCCGAACAACTAAAACAAAAGGATTTGAAGCAATGGAGAGACACTAGGCTCGGTACAAACAACGTATGTCCTCTTTGCTCGCGCACAATAAAATCACCTGTGGCCGATCACAGCCATTTAGGTGAGCCGCATGAACACCACTTGCGATCTGTGCTCTGCTCTACCTGTAACACTACAGCGGGTTCTGTATGGAAGGTGCTAGTTCGCAGTGGGACAGTAAACGCGCTCAATAAAGAAGGTACAGTACAGTTTCTTGTTAACTTGGGTTCGTACTATAGCAAAGATTACAGCGCGGAAGACTACCATCCAAACAGGATAAAAGACGAAGTTAAGCGTTTCAAGCGCTTGAATAAAGATGAGCAGATAGAGCTGTTGGCTTCGCTTAATGTCGCCTTTTGCACGAAGCAAACAAAAGACAAGCTAGTTGAGCTCTACAAAGAGCACTTAGACCCTAAAGCTAAAAACAAACGAAAAAAATCTTGAAATTTAATGGTTATTTCAAGGGTTTTCTCAATCGTTTTTATAAATACATTTAGAAGATAAATCATTTAACGGAGATACTAAAATGGAACATAATGTAATGGCACTAGATACCAACGTTGAAGACCCAATCGTACAAATCAAAGAGTCCGAACTGAAGAGCATGAAACGGTTAGGCAAGATCAACTTCTGGATGCTCGTAGGCGTGTCAGCAGCGTTTGTCTTTAACGTATGGGCGCACTCGAACGACCCTGCACCATCAGCCAAGCGGATGACTGCCATCGAGGACAGTGTTGAGTTCCTGGCTAATGATGCTCACCAGTCAAAGCTGGCAGTGGATCAGCTAGCTAAGGTTGTGGACGCAGACCTCAACATGACTGCTCGTATCGTCAATCTCACCAACGAGCACCGTGACGCGATCATCGAGCTACAGCGCGGCGACATGCAACAATCCAAGTCGATCGTGACCCTAGCAGAGCACCAAGTTGAGCTTCTTCAGCGCGTCCGAAACGTGGAGTAACTGAAAAACTTCTGATGTACCTTAAACAAACCCGAAATAAATTGTTATAATAAAGTATAAGCCGTTACAGCTGGCTGTGACACTTTAGGGCGACCCGCCCGAACTTGCTTTCTCATTATAATGTCTCCGAATACTCTATGTTTGCCGCGAATTTAGGGCCCAAGCAATTGGGCTCTTTATTTGCTTGTCTCTGTACTTAATTACGTAGGATTTTTCGTGGAAAATTATAAATACATTTAAGCTAAAGGAGATTCACCATGTATGAACTAAAGAAAAAAGTAGGAAGAAAACCACAAGTAACTAAAGATATGGCAGCCGAGTTTAAGCGCCTTAACGATCTAGGCTACTCCATGGAAAGCATTGGCAAAACCCACCACCTAACACACGCAACAGTCTCAAGAGCTATTAAGCGCCTTAAAGAAGGGCTGTTTGATTAAGCAGAGACAAAAAAGCCCCAGTGCTGGAGAACACCGAGGCCAATAACATAATAACGAAGAGGAAGTAAGCGATATGTCAAAAGTATTTATCAAGAACATGCAGTTAGTTTCAAGAGTTTGGATGAATGGTTATTTCGAAAAGAAAGCAACCGATGAACAGTCCCTAGAGACCATCATCCAAAATGTAAAAGCAGGCACCTATAAACAAAACATTGAAGATTACCGCACTGCAAAGCAAGCAGAGCAAAACGCAGCTGAACTTGATGGCCGTGCTTCACACAAGATCCCAAAAGAGCAGTTTGTACCGAGCTTTATGCCGCACGGTTACATTCAAGATAAGAATGTACGCTTGCGTGATAGTAACGAAGTGTTTGATCATTCACGCTGGGAGCCCACAAGCTATGTGCACTTAGACTTAGATAACATTCCAGTAGGTGATTTCAAACGTGTAAAAGAAGCAATAGCAAGCACAAACCCAGTAGCAATATTTCAAAGCCCATCAGGCGATGGCATCAAGGTTTTCTATGTGCACAACATGCCTAGCATGAGCATTACACAGAAAGAAGACTTCACTAAAGCTGTTCGCTTCTTTGTTCGATCTACACTTGAGCGTTTGGACTTGGGCAACTACTACGATCCAGCAGCTTGTGACCCTAACAGACAATGTTACTTTAGCTATGATGCTAATGCTTTCTATCAACCTGAAAGCCAAAGTACAGTACAAGACTTAAACGCTGCTTTTAACGACTTGTACACAGCTAGAAAGAAGCTGAACGATCTAAGCAATGATATCAAGCAACTTTGCACAGTAAAGAAGAACGTAATCACCGATGAAGTAATCCAAGAACGTAATGCAGAAGTTGAAAGACGCCTTCAGCGTTACATGTTGAATTCCAATACTGGCGAAATGAGCTCGTTTGGCTTGGCTTGCTTCATGGTTAAAAGCGGAGTGCCTTACGTTGATATGCTGTCTTACTTAGAGCAACTTCGGATGGCCTTACGCGCAACGTGGAAGCCTGCTACCAAGATAGCAAATGCAGAAAAAGCAGTGCGTACCGAGCGTAACCGTTACGCTAGCGACATGATAGAAGTCGATTCAGGCATTGATACCGAGCGTTACAACGAGCTACGCGAAGAGATCGATGCACTTGAGAAGTACATTACAGCAGGCAAGAAGACTGTAAAACGGAAGTACAGCGACTTGAGCCTAGGCATTATCAGCACCGCCGAACGCACAGTTAACCTTACTCGCTTCGAGCATGAGTTCACCGAACAAGCCAAACGCATATACAGCGCATTGGATCGCTCCCGTTTGGTTACAGTGGTTGAGAACGCAGGCTCCGGCAAGTCCAAGACAATGGGCGAGCTTGCGAGGATGATCAACGAGGATATCAAAGGGCGGGACTCGGTATGGCATGGGATGCTGTTTTGCACCAATACCAGAGCGAACCGTGATGCGTTTGCTAAAGCGAACCCAATCTTCCAAGTGTGGAAAGGCACGTCGGAAATAGTGTTTGAAGTGACCCAGAGCAAAGCGGCTGTTATACGCTGCTCCGAGTACTACGCAGACGAGACGTTTGAGGGCTCCGTTGTGCGGCAGCTGCTTACTGACGGCATCATCACCGAGCAGCAGTTCAACGACATCCAGGTAAAGCTCAAAGACAACAGAGAGAAGATGAAAAAGCCATTCGTTACTTGCTGCCATGCAAAGGTGCAAGTGGGCGAAGCGATCAAGTCGTTCGCGGGCCATGTAGTCGTGTTTGATGAAATGGCAGCAGATGATGTGCAGTTTATTGACAGCACAGAAGTGGCATACAGCTTCGGCGGCCTAGTGGAATGCAAGGCACAGGATGCAGAGGCCGAAGAGGTCATTCAAGACTTCATGAAGGTAGTAGCCGCGCGTGAGGGCGGTGTGGTCATGCTGTCAGCGGAGAAGAGCTTGCTACGTGCATTTGGGCACAAGAGCACACCTAACCTGAAGATGAAACGGCTGTTCCCCGAGATCATACATTCCATGGAGCATTTAGGAGCACCTAAGGTACTCGAAGACGACAACCTATCTGTGGTGATCGTGAAGAGCTTAGCCAACGCACAAGGCGCTGATGCACGGGTCACAATGGCTGAGATGTTGCGTAAACATGGGTACTACGTCATTTCGGATGGTAAGGATGACAGCGACAAGCCTATTGGTGATGTAACCATTGAGGGTTGCAAGGGCAGTAACGACATGATGACCAAAAAGACAGCGGTGCTCTTGGGCTCACCTTGCCCAGAGGCTATAGGCGACATGATGATGCGCTTGGGCTGTGATGAAGAGACTGCCATTTCGGTAATCATATCGGATCAAGCTAACCAAGCCATCGGCCGCAACGTGGGCTATCGCAACAGAGGGGCGGAATGCTTGCTTGTAGTGGCAGCAAACAACCTCAGAAACGGCAAGACGCTGGAACTGGATATCCTCACCCCGCACGTTTACGACATCGCCTCCAAAGACAAGCTGGACAACGCGCCTAAAGCGATACAAGCCGCGTTTGGTGCAATGGTACAGAACGCTTTGTACAAAGCTGACGCTGTAGCAGCAGTAGCGATTGACGCTGTTAAGCAGCAAGGACATTTGGAGTCAAAAACAGTCAAAGAGCTCGTCCATGTGGAGTTTCAAAAGATTGGGACTGCAAAAAGTGACTTGCGCAATAACGGCTTAGTAACAGCGGTGTACGAAATCATGAAGGCAAGAGGGTTCATTACAAAAGTGAAGACTCATAACGGCAAAAGAAGTACTTGGTGGTACTTCGCATAACAAGTAAGCGCAGCCTTCGGGCTGCTTATAAGAGGAAGACAATAATGGCACTTACAATGGAAGAGATTCGGGCACGACTCCAACAAAAAAAAGGTGTATGGCATGAGCCTACGCCCATCGATGAAAACATAAAGCTATGGATGGATTACACTGAGTTTAGTGAATATAAAGACATAATGCGGAACCCAGAATATAAACGTAGTGCACCAGCATCTACTTTGTGGACGACTAGGGAACATGGGTCTCTATTGCAAGTTTTACTTCCTGCTTTTGGGTGTACGCAGATTGATGAAATGACATATGACGTTCCTCTCGACACAAATATAATCCCTCTAAAAACATCGTGTTATGGCATAAATGCAATGAACGTGTTTGTGGTGCAGATGGCGAATACGAGCTTTGAGGTTTGTACGTTTTATCGCGTTGATCTAAGCACCGATGCTGAAGAAATTGAGTATGGTGAGCCACTGGCCTTTTGTTGTGCCTGTAACATCGATGGTTATAACGGTGAGATTACAACAATACCAAAAGAGATTGTTCAGCTCAATGTTGGATCGGCTGAATGGGAATTCAGCCTGATGGCGCATGGAGGCTCAACATGGCAAGCATAACTTACGGAGACGGGCTTAGGCCCGTTGACTATAACGCTAATGGGTACTTATACGCTGGGATCGTTACTGTAAGCGGCAGACAAGCTTACAAAGTGGGATTCACTAAAGATCCCACCTTGCGGTATTGCAAATGCGAGAGAGCAAGCGACATGCTGTATCTCGTTATACAGGAGCAGCCTGCGGTATTCGATCAAATGAGCCCAGCTCAACTAACACGCTTCGAAAAGAAGATTCACTATAAGCTTAAAATGGTTTTGAACCAGCAACAGGTTAAGTCTATCCAGTACTTGATGTGGTCTTATGGATTTGAAGGCTATACCGAGTGTTATCCATTAACAGACAAAACAGCTGTTGAGATAAGCAGGGTAATAGGCGAAGTCCTAGAAGAAATGGATGGTCTAGTGGATAAAGCAAATTTAAGCAATACATTACACTAAACAAATACACACGAAAAACAGTGCAAAAACAGCTTAAAACAAGCATATTTTTGTTGTTTTTTGATGAAAAACAGCTGTTTTTCATGTGTATTTTGCCCTTTATGTTTTTGCTGGGCACTTACACGGAGAAAGTAAAAATGATCACAGTTATAAACTTACCTGCTGTTCAACGCAGCTCATACGGCTATATCTACTTTGCTAAGATTGACATGCTAGGCGAGTCCTTTACTAAGGTGGGATTTAGCCGCGATCCTGCCACTCGCTTTACTTCAAAAGCTGCAATGGAAGAGTTCAACGAGCTTAGCCCATTCGATGATATCTTGATTGAGTTCATGAATGTGATCCCAATGGAAGAGTGGATGTTTGAAGATGAGTATAGGCCGGAGTACTACGAGCAAAAGCTGCATGGTGCTCTTAGATATAGTGGCTTGCAGTACATACCGGATTTTGAGTTCAGTGGCATGTCGGAATGCTATTGCTTGAGCACCACGGACTATAAAGCTGCTATTGATTACCTGGAAGAGACATTGCAATGGCACTCACCACCTAATGGATGGGGTATTGATTATTAGTTGCGATTGTTACTGTCTGCAAGAAATGCAAGAAATGCAAGAAATGCAAGGAAAGCTTATTATAATAAGGAAACCTTGCATTTCTTGCAGCACGTAGTGAACTAAGTCCTATCTGGCTTCGGCTTATGTGCACAAACACAAGTCGCTTTTGAACTAGTTGTGCTTAACAACTACTGCAAGAAATGCAAGGAAAGCTTATTATAATAAGGAAACCTTGCATTTCTTGCAGCAACACAACACAGCAAACAACAACTCCAATCCCTTCTATTGCCCACAAGCAACACAAACGCCTCTCCTTGCGTCTCCGCGCTTTAAGCGCATAGCTATAGCAGTGCACTAACAAGCACGTATAAACGCGCATAGCGCATTACAGCAAGCGACAGCAGCACTTGCGCATTGCATTACTTTTACTGCATCCCCTGAATAATCCTTTTAATTTTGCTCCATAAATACAATTGAACTACTCAAGTACAACAAGGAGCAATAATGTTCGACTCACTCCCTATTATTGCAGGGAGCCTTGACATGACCAACTGCCAGATTACAAACGTAACTGGTATGCAAAAGAACATCACCCAAACAGGTAAGGTTTTAACTAGAGCAACTGGGACTCAACGCTATGAGTTCGAGATTGACATGTTTGCTATCGGCGAACGCAACGCAAAGCGGCTCGAAGCATTCTTAGCAAGTCATGTAGGCGTACCCTTCTATATCTCCCCTCCCCAATTATGGAGCTCAAGCAGAAATTGTACTTTAGGTGCTGATTTGAAAGTTGGCGCTAATACAATGAATGTTACAGGCTCAATCTTATATGGTGATTACTTCACCTTCATGAACTCCGGCAAATTGTACCAAGCAACAAGCTCAGTTTTAGGCTCTGGTAATGTTGACTTCACCCCTAAATGCCGATCCACGTTTAAAGCAAACGAAATCATTTCTATGAAGCCGCTAGTACTAGTGACTTTACTCGAAGGCAACACTACCTATAAGAGTGACGTTTATTGGAACGTTGAATACAGCTTTAAAGTATCGGAGGTATAATGAACGGCTATAAGATGCTTAAACCATTGTACGACCGAGATCCTAAAGTAAGAGCCTTTGTTGATGAAAAGAAAGCGGCGCATCCCTATTACTACAACAAGCCATTTACTGTAGCTGATATCTTACGTGCATATGATGAAATATATACGCTAGTAAAGATTGAGTTTAAAGGCTACCGGTTATGTATAACTAATAGCCCGTATAGCTCAATAACTTACGGTGGCGAAACGTACAATAACAATGGATGGCTTGAAGCTATCAAAGAGAATAAAGAAAGTATTGAACTCAATACTAAAGGTTGCAACATCGACTTGAAAGTGGATCTTGAACTATTCAAGAGCATCGTCAATTCAAAAAGCTACATAAGAGCACCCGTCTACGTCTATTACGCTTATATGGGCGTATCAGGTGTCGATGTACCGGATGCAGTCGTCCCTGTCTTTAAAGGATTTGTAGACAAGATAACAATGACTATGGATCGAAATACTGAGAAGTACGACAAGTTATCTATTGCTACCGTGAATTTACTCCAAGGTCTAGCTGAAACAACGTCAACAAAAACGGCGCACTCAACACATATAGCTGTGGTGCCAGGTGATAACTGCCTCATATATAGCTCAAGCACCGAAGCAGCCAAAAAACAAAAATGGACCAAAAAATAATAACAATAAGGAAGCACTATGGGAATTGGTAAGATCTTTAAGCCAATCACGAAGATTTTCAAAAGTGTAGGTAAGTTCTTGGGGATCACTCAAGACAAACAAGAGCAGCATCGTGAAGATGCAGGATATGAAGTGCAACATGAAGGCGCAGCTGTTGGGCTCGCGTGTGTATACGGTGAGACTAAATGCGGATCAACCGTTACATACAACCGAGTCTCAAACTATGGCAAATCAGGCAGTGGCCTGTCTGGTAAGCTGTATGCCAAGCTACTAGCTGAGGGCAAGCTCAAGCCAATCAACGAGCAGGACTGCACTGAGGGCGAATGGTATTGCTTGGTCTATACACTAGCTGAAGGCCCAATTGAAGAAATTGTAGATATCCAAGTAGACGGCGATTCTTTGCTTGTACCTATCGACAAACGAAAAGCATTGAAGACATGCGGCACTATTCCAGCTGAATGGATAGCCCCCAAGTATAAAAATCAGATTATTGCACAGTACAATACAGGTGCAGGCGCATTCCATTTTAATGAAATTGCATTACGCCGCCCTGAATACGATGAAACTTGTAAAGGCATTGGCCTTGCTCAGATTGCATTAGTAATGCGCCGCGATAATGAGAATGGAGAAATCCAGAACAAGCCAGATCTTGAGTGCATCATCAAGGGTAAAAAGATTATCGATTACAACTCCAAGAATCGAAATTTAGTTTACACAAATGAAAATGGTAACGTAGGTGCAAACCCATCATGGTGTATTTTGGACTTTGTTACTTCTCCTTTCGGTATGAATGTAGATATAAACGATATCGATATTGATACCTTCAAAGGCTTTGCATCATACAGTGCTCTGCAAGGTAATACTTGTAATGGTGGTACGGACCCCAAAAAGAATGCAAAAGCAAACCTTGAGCGCTTACAAGATGATTTTCAATGTACGGTGATCCACTCAGCCGACAAATGGAAGATTATTTGGAACGCGCCACAAGAAGCAGTATGCACAATTACCGAAGATGACATTATTTCTGAAGTTGTCTTTAACCCTGCACCTACAATGTCTGAGTTTAATGCGCTTGAAATTGAATTCAGAGACAGAACCAAAAACTTCCAACGCGATACATTACGTTATCCAAGCATGTCTAGGGATGAACTTATCTTGCGTGATGGGTTCGAAAAACCAACAAAGCTAACACGAGATTTCACATGCGATAAAGCACAAGTAGATAGAATCGCTGGCACTTTATATGAAATGACGCGAGACATGAAAGAGATCAAGTTCAAGACGACCGAAGTCGGTTATGCGCTTGAAGTTGGTGATGTAGTCAACGTAGATCATCCGCTGCTTGATAAGATTACTCCATTCCGCGTAATGGATATTACTAGAGGCACTGAGCTTGATGAAATGGGGACTGCTGAACTTCAACTCATGGAGTACAAGCCAAACTCTTTCAAGCATAAGCATGTTGCCGACGGCGGAAAATTTGCACCTGTCGAACCAGAGGTATTTGATCCACCGACTAACTTGAGTTTCAAGATTGTTGATGTAGGCGCTACGATGACAGGCTTACTAGAATGGGCTCCATCTTCATATACAGCGGTTGACTCTTACGTTATTCAATACAAGCTGAATGGTGCACCTAAATGGGATTACTACGAAAGCACAAAGAACCCTTATTTGTATTGCACATTACCAGCTAATCAACGTTGGGATTTCAGAGTGCAAGCTAAGTCCGTTTTCAACCACTATAGTGATCCAGCTGAGATATTCGATATTGATGCAAGCGATGATAGCTTGATGCCACAAATTACGGGCTTGCAACTTGTTACAACAGATGCAGACAAATCAGTAAGCACAACAAAAGACTTCCAGCTTAAATGGAATGATATGCTTGATACTAGCGTGAGAGTGGATCCGCAATTCTACCAAAAGCGTGATGTCAAAATGCGTGAAGTCTTCGACCATTACGAAATTGAAGTGTACCACGGCAAAAACGCAGGCAAGCGCACAGCGGTTTACTCAACTAAGACACCGGATCTCATTTATACCTTCAAGGATAACGCAACGAACGGCGTCTCTCGCTACGTTGAGTTCCGTGTAAGGTGTGTGTCTAAGGGTGGTGCTAAGTCGCAGGCTCCCGCTGTTCTAAAGGCGTTAAATCCGCAATGCAAACAGCCAGACGGGATTGAGGTATCAGCAACAGAGGCTGGCTTGCATGTTCTATGGAGCCCAAGCGCTGAAGATGACTACATTGGTACTCGTTTGTACTTCTACAAGAAAAGCATTTCTACAGGCTATAAGATTACCGAAGCCGATGTAATTGCAGAAACCAATTCAGGCTTTTATGTAGATGGGCGTTTCAGTGGTAACGGATATGTTAGGCTAGCTAATTACGATGTGTTTGGTAAAGATGATCTTAACTTATCGCCTGAAGTTCCAGTATCTGCTATTTCCATTTTAGAGAAGCTGGAAAAGACTAAAGGCGAGTTACTTACACAAGTACAGAATGATCTTAAAGGTCTTGAAGATACCATCGATACAGAAATCAAGGCTGCTAAAGAAGCTGCATTGAAAGGTGATGCTGTTGTCCAAGAGAACTTGACTTCAACTGAAGCAAAGCTAACCCAGAAGATTACTGACACAGATAAAAAGCAGGATGAAAAAACCACTAAGGCAATCAATGCAGCTTCAACCACTTTGAATACCGCAATTGTTGATGGTAACAAAGCAATAGCTAAACGGGTTGATACTGTAGAAACTAAAATGGGTGATGTTAGCGCTAAAGTCGAGACGCAAGCTAAAACAATTACTGATATCGAAGGTAACGTAGAAGCTAAGTGGTTTACTTCATTGAATGCAAATGGCGCAATCGCTGGCATTGAAATGTATGGCAATAGCAAGACCAAAACTTCATCGCTTGTACTGCAAGCCGATAAGATTGTGCTTAGATCAAATACTGGCACTGACCGTGCACAGTTCCAAGTTTCAGGTGATGAAGTGGTCATGAATAATGCTATCATCAAAAACTTAGGTGCAGGTAACATAGCCGCTAATGCAATTACATCTGATAAGATCGCTGCTAATGCAGTTAGCTCAAACCATTTAACTGCTAATGTGCAGCTGAACACGCCAACTATCATTATGCCACAATCAAGAATAGGTGATGGTCATGCAGGCTTTGGTGTAGGTGGCCCTTATAGTGCTTGGGGCTCTGGGTGGAATACCCTTATTGCTGTGGATGGCACCATTTATACAAACAAGCTTCAAGCATCATCAGGCAAGATTGCAAATATGCAGATTGCTAACTGTACAATCACCGAAGATTGTCACGTGAATGGATTCCTTTATGCAGACAAGATTATAGGTCTACCAGAGGGAAAAGCTTATGGCCTTGGTGAGTTTGGTGTTCCCATCAAAGGCCAGTGGAAAACAGTAGCGGAACACACAGTAAAGAGCCCAGAAGGCCGCTTCTCAACATCGTGCCTAATCACTATGCGCGGTGAAGCGGGCGGATATGCTAACTCGATGTATGGCTATAACGGATGGGCATGTATTGGTTGCCGTGTTCTGGTTAATGGCGTCGAAATATGGCGCGAAGCCGTGGACGCTACTCCAAGATGCGACCACGAGTTCCATACAGCTGGATTTAGCTGGTCTAGTATCCCCGTAAATGTTGGCTCCCAAGGTGGCGTGGTTACGCTTCAAGTGACGACAGTCGCTTATAGCAGATACAATGCAGGCCAAGTCACAAAAAACTGGGATGTAGATAGAGTATGGACTAACAGAGATTATGTTGTTCTTGTTCGATCTATGGAAGGTTGCTTCGTCAACTGGATAAACAAGTAATAATGGGCCAGAGAAATCTGGCCTTTTTTATGTATTTTTTACTAATAAATATAAAGCAACCAATAATAAAAATAAGAGGATGCCTATGTCAGATACAAAACCAGCAATTTATAACATGTCGCCTATTATAGGTGACGACAAACCTTATACACTTCGTTACTTACAAAGCGGACCGGATGGTAAAGCCTACCCCGTTGACCTAAGTAAGCTAACGATTAAGGGTGCTGCAAAAGCACAATACAGCTATGACCCCAATACCCCCTCATTTCCTCTCAGCATCACCGTACTAAATCAAACCCGTTATCCTGGGGCCTTTCAAATCGATTTCACTGGCGACAATACAGCTCAATTCCGTCGCGACAACTCACCTAAATCATTTGTTTATGACTTGGAATGGACAATTAACGTCCCCGCTAAAGACGGCGTACCTGCCCGCAAAATGAAGACGACTTTTATGCAAGGAATCATCACGTTTAGACCGGATGTAGCCGAATAAGGAGTGGTATGAAGTACTTTTTTGCAAATGAATACAAGGTGCGCGATGAAGTGCCAGAGCTAGAAAACATTATCGAGGATTTTCAACTAGAAGATGATTTGTACGCTCCACTGAAAGGTGAAGTAGCAGTTGAAGAAAACCCCTTTAGAGAAATGCTTTATCTGGAAGCTTACGTACCTGTAATAAAACAATAAGCCTAAAGGAAGATATCTTCCCTTAAACAATAATAATAAAAAGAGGCACAAATGGAATTTAACCCCAACGCACCAGTCATTATTGAAATCGAAACTTTGAACGGCCCTTCAGGAGCAACGTCTGTTGATGTTGTTTATGCTCGTGTCCCTTACTTGAGCAACATTTACGAAATCCAAGATCTGGAAAACGTGCAAGATGTAAAAGGCCAGAATGGTAAGGTTCTGCAAGTGTCTTCGAATGGCAAAGACGTAATTTGGTACGATGTAAACGCAGAAATCAAAAAGAAAGATGATGCACAAACTGCTGCACTTAAAGCAGAAGCTAAAGCGCGAGCTGACAAGGACACTGCACAAGACAATGCATTACAAGCAGAAATCAAACAAAACGATATTGATAATGCTGATATCCGTTTAAAAGCTCAAGCAGAGACTGATGCCCGTATTGCTTTAGGCGAGCAGGTAAACGACAAAGTCGATGCACTGCAAAAACAAAAAGACAGCGAAGTACAAGTACTTAAAAATACTGATGCCGTTGAAGCCAAGACTCGAAAAGATGCAGATGACGCTTTGCGCAAGAGTATTACAACCAATAAAGACCAGTCCGATAAGGACATGAAGACCGTACAAGATCAGTTTGTTGTACTGAACCAAAGCATCATTGATTCCGGTTCAAATTTGCTCTCTGCCATCGGTACAGTTGAAGATACCACCAAGACTATCGATGCAAAGCATGAAGCAAAAAACACAGCTCAAGATAAAGAGATTGTAATTATCAAGCGAGACTATGCCCCGAAAAGCTGGGTGCTTGATGAAATAAAAAAGATTTCAATCACTGAGATTTTTGTTGTTAATACAGTAAAAGATTTGCCTGACCCTAAAGCTCATTTAGGTGATTTCTACTTTATTACCGATACCAAAGAATGGGTTGTATCGGATGGCACGGCATACAAAGATGTTACTGGCGTTATCCCCGATGATCTCCAAAAGAAGTTTGATGATATCAACGCACGTATTACAGCTGAAGTAAACAAACTACTGCCTACCATCAAGCCTGCGCTTGAATGGCTACGCTTAGGTGGATACACCGGTACTGAAGTTGAGCTCGCCACATCACTAAACAACATAAAAGCATTTAAGCCAAGTGATTATCTCCCGCTTAAAGGCGGTGAAGTTCAAGGCTATATCATTTTCAAGCAAAATGTATTCAATGACAATAACCAACTAGTCAACAAAAAATATGTTGATGATAAATGCGCTGCTGAACGTACTTTCTCAAATCAAGTAGATGCTAAGAATGTGGCAAAGACAGGTGATTCAATGTCTGGCCCTCTTATTGTCAACAAAGCACCAAATGCAATCCAAATTCTGGATGCTAGTACTATTATGTTTCAAGAAGGTTCTAATACCCGCTTCCATTTAACAGGTGAAGGTAATAGCTTCAAGCTGAAGCATGGCAATAACGGTGAGAATGATATATTGATTATCACACCGGATGGTACTTGTTCAGCTAAGGATTTCATCCAAAATACCCCGCAAACAAACTTGCCGAATGCTTCTGCTCGTAAAGATTACGTAGATGCAAAGTTTAAAGAAGTTGATGAGAAGAATTTTACCTATTACAAAGCTGCACTCAACGTTAATCTGAATGTACTAGGCTCTTACAATTCAAGCGGCGTATATTTTCAGCCTGCAAATGCAAGCGCTACACCAGCTAATAATTACCCAGTTCAAGAAGCTGGTGATCTCATTGTTACCCCATCAGCTTATGGTTGCAGCCAAGAATACACTACCTTCAATTCCTGTCGTAAATTCGTTCGTGGCTTGTCAGCTGCATGGAATGGTAAAGACGGCCCATGGAATGAATGGAAAGAAATTTGGTCTGACAAATCAGGTGTTGATAGTACTTGGCTAAAAGATGATAACAAGCTCTTTAAGTCACGTGGTACTTGTGTCGCTGGCGCTAGCTTGAATGTTTGCACTTTGCCCGGCCATTACCAAGTAGATACTAAAGCTGTAGATACTCCTGAGCCGTCATACGGTCATATGACCGTGACTTCAAGCGGTGATAACCCAGCTAGTGGCGTATGGCTTCAACAGACCTTCTATGCGCATAACGGAAAGATCTGGACTCGTAGAAACGTCAATAACACTTGGGACGCTTGGATCAAGCTCTCCACTTCGCTTGATGACTTGCCTACACCGGCCGAGATTGGCGCTGTATCTGTTAAAGGCGGCAAGATTGAAGGGAACCTTGAGGTAACAGGCTTAGTTACCGTGAAGGGCGTAGATATCAGAGGTGCTAAGGGCGACACTGGCGTAACTGGACCTATAGGCCCACAAGGATTGAAGGGTGATCGAGGCGACGTTGGCCCACAAGGCATAGCTGGTAAGAACGGTGCAGATGGCAAGCCTGGCATTCAAGGTATACAAGGCGTTAAAGGCGACACTGGTCCCATAGGGGCGCAGGGTATACAAGGCATCCAAGGGCCTAAAGGCGATGATGGTGCCAAGAATGCATTGCCGCTCGCTGGCGGTACTGTAACAGGCATCATCAATGCCCCAGCTGGTATTAACTTGTCCGGTAATGGCAGCTTGATTTCACCGGATGGTAAAAGCTCTATCATCCTGAATAAAGCAGCGTCTATTCGTTATTGCCAAGATGATGGCAAAAATACATGGTTCCATACCTATGCCTCGGATGGCTGTTTCAATATTGCTTCCGGTAATGATACAACTCAAACTGTACTGTTCAAAACTGATTCCGGTGTAAACAGTTGGTTTACTGGCTCTGTCCAAATGACTGCAAAGGCAGGTAATAACTCTGTATTTGAATGGCATTGCCCAGGTAAACATGCACGGCTGCAATGGCTTGATGTTGCTACTGGGATGCTTAACACTGGTATTTCAAATGGAGCATTCACTGAAACCCAACGCATAATGGGCTTAGGTGCTAATTTTCAGCTAATGAATGGCGCAGCTTGGGCTTCAGCTAATAATCACTCCTTTGTAGAGCAATACCAAGCATATGCTCCTTATTCAGTAGATTTTGGCGCTGTTCCAGGTGGAAGCGATTATTACCAGATAGTCAAAGGCCGTTCAGTTGCTAATAGCTTCGGATACACTACAGATGCTGAATTCGGCATGCTTCGTAATGGTGGTGGTGCATGGGGTAAAGCTGTTATTCGTGTAGGTTCAGCAGAAGCAGGATCTAAAGGCACACAAGCAGCTTATACATTTGATGTATCAGGTAACATGAGCGTACCTAGCATGGTAACGGCTGCTGGTGTATCAACGGGTGCGAGCGGTGTTGCTACTACAGGTAATATGTCAATCAACAATGCCTCACCAACTATAGTGTTCCAAGACACTGACAACTTGCCTGCTATGCTACACAACAACTCAAACCTGTTCTATATCCTCAGGGGTGGCAGTGCAAACGCATCAAGCTGGGACGGTGGCCCTAATGGTCGTCACCCAATGACACTGAACCTTGCAAACGGCGATGTCGTGTTCTCTGGCAACATCGGCTCTTACTCCGACCAACGCCTAAAGAAAGACATCGAACCGCTGGAGAACGCTTTAGAGAGCGTTATGCAGCTACGTCCAGTCTTGTACAAGCGTATCGGTACCGATACTGATCGCGTAGAGTGCGGCTTCATCGCGCAAGAGCTACAGGAAGTGATTCCAGAAGTAGTGCAAACGCAAGAAGATGAAATGGGCACACTGACTGTTGACTATGCAAAGCTCGTTGCTTACATGGCAGGTGCTATCCAAACGCTCGAAGCGCGTATCGCAACACTTGAAGGGAGGGCTTAATATGGCCCTTCCATCATCAGGACAAATCTTTATGTCCCAAGTTGCTGCTGAACTTGGCATCGATGCTACTGGCTTGACGTTGAATGATCCTAGAGTACGTCAACTTGCAGGCAAGCCAAGCGGCCCTGTTTGGTTCAGCGACTTCTGGGGCAAAGCAAATGCTTATACTGGAACTATTTCTATAGGGAATAGTGGCACAACATCCGGTGTATATCGTCCAAATGCTACTAGTGGGTGGGTATATGGCTCATTTAGTAATCCAACGTGTTATGGAGCTTCAATTATATGGATGACTTGGGAAGTTGATAGATACGGCGGTACAGGTACTGGCGATATTAAGTTCAGTAGTGCAATTGGTAACGCACTGAAAATCACACTAAATGGTAAGTCGTGGAATACCACATCACATAATGGGAGTGGAGTTTATACTTACTCAGCAGATTGTAGTCAGTACTTAGAAGACACTCCTAGTCCAGTGAATATAGTTATAACCAAGATATAATTTTGTATCTTGCCACAGCAAGTCATTTTCAGGGATCGAGAATGATGTATCGCCACTCGTTAACGATAATGAGAATTGATTATTTTTGTTTCACTGTGCATATCTAGGTGTTCACGGCGTCAACAATGAGTAATAATAAGCCATTATCGGAGTGAGTGGAGGCAGGATGTTCAATTTTTTGGTGTTTAACGTTGACTGGGAATCAGGGAAGGTAAGTATCCCGATTGCGCGGGTACTTGAGTATACAGAGGATCACCTGAAAGACGAGTTCCGTGACGAGAACCGTAGGCTTCTACTTGATAGGCTTAAGGCGCTCCCATGCCTTTTTTGTATAGAAGGGACTGATGATGAAGTTGTTTATGTAGGGCAAATCATCAACGCAAGATTCTCTGGTACTTCGTTATCGTTAGAGGTGAACTTCGACAAGGATATTCCGCCCCTGCAAAATGAAATGCTTTATGGGAAAAGCAGTCAATTAGGCATAGATAATTTTGAGTTCTCAAGAAATCATTGGGCTGTGAAAGAGGTAGATCTATATCGTTTTTTGCTTTGTAACACGCAAGTGAGAAGGCAGCGGCCCACTGTGTTCAATTTGCCCGAACATGAGAACATTGATCCTACACTCGCTTCTGCAATGATGCCATTTGATGCGAGCTTTACGGCTGTATACGCTAGCATCAAACAAGCAGCCTTAAACGCTGGTTTCGACTGTAAGCGAGCAGATGATATCTGGGAACATGCTTCCATCATTCAGGATGTAGTATCGTTAATTGATCAATCGAATGTGGTTGTCTGCGACTGTTCTGGTAGAAACCCAAATGTGTTTTATGAAGCTGGCATTGCCCATACATTGGGCCGTGAAGTTATATTGATCACGCAAAGCGAATATGATATTCCGTTTGACCTCCGTCATCTTCGTTATATCAAGTACTTGAATAACTCAGAAGGGTTGGCTGCTTTAACTAAAGCACTGCAAAGCCGGATGCGGACAATTCTTGAACGTGAATGATTGATATAAAAAAAAGGGCCGAACGGCCCTTTTTGTTTTACGGTTTGACTCACTTTTTGAATTGTTCTGCAAACTTGATGCGGTCTTTGGTTTCGAAGCCTTTAGCTTTCATCACAGCGGCAAGCTCAGTTGGGATTTTACCAGCCATTTTTACGGTGTACTCTTTTCCGTCCACTACAACTTCAACCGGTGGCTGAACAGTACGAGTGCCTTTTTCTTTAGCTTCTGCTGGTGCTTTGGGCTGGACGGTGCCTGCGATGCGAGCAAGCACATCTTCGCGCAAATCTTCTGGGATGTTTGCCAGCAACTCTTCTACTTTCTCGTCCAGTTCTGCTTGGCGCTTGGCTTCCTTTTCGTGCTCTGCTTGCATTTCAGCAAACACCGAGTTGAACTTATCAACAACGTCCGCGAACGTGTCGAATCCAAGTTCACGAGCAAGCACACGGACAGAGCGGATGTTAGTAACAGTTTTGATTACTTCTGACAT